TTTTTCATGACTACTGAGAGAGAGGCAATCGATGGATTAAGAACAGTAGTTAATTCTGAAGAAATGAAAGAATCACCCATCCACAAACATCCAAAAGATTTCGCTCTTTATTATCTTGGAGAATACAATGATAGAGAAATGAAAATGGAACTTTTGGACAGTCCAAAAAAAATAATCGAAGCAGAAAAATTAATACAATAACATAAGGGGCTTGAAGCCCCTTTTTACTTTAGGAGAAGGAAAATGCAAAGTGGTCAGTTACAATCTACACTTATTAATCAAGCTAATTTCGCAAATGTTCAAGGAGCATCTGTACAGCGAAGCACATTTGATAGAAGCCATAGTCATAAAACGACTTTGGACTCAGGAAAATTATATCCTGTATTCATCGATGAGGCACTACCCGGGGATACCTTTAATTTAAAGGCAACAATGTTTGGTAGGTTGCAATCAATGATTAAACCGCCAATGGATAACATATTTTTTGAGATACACTTTTTCAGTGTTCCAAATAGACAAACATGGGATAATTGGCAAAAATTTATGGGTGAACAAATCGATCCGGGCGATAGTATCGATTACCTAGTACCAACAATAACATCACCAGTAGGTGGATATGCAGAATTATCTGTATATGACTATTTTGGAATTCCAACAAAAGTAGGAGGCTTAGAACATTCAGCACTCCCTTTAAGAGCATTAAATTTAATTTACAACGAATGGTATAGAGATCAAAATTTAAATGATTCAGTTGCAGTTAATAGATCATCAGATGGACCTGATGCATACACTGACTATGCAATCTTAGACCGAAATAAAACTAAAGATTATTTCACAAGCGCGCTTCCATTCGCACAAAAAGGAGACGCAGTTAATATGCCACTCGGTACACGTGCAAACGTAGTACATGATTCTGCAGACAATAATAATTTACATGTTTATTCAAATGTAAATTCAGAATGGCGAAGAATGCAAGCCAACTCTACAAATGTCACAGCAGGTTTCAACGCTGATGCAGACACAACAGATAAGCAATTATATATTGATTTAACTGAAGCAACAGCATCAACAATAAATGAAGTTAGACAAGCATTTGCATTACAACAATTTCTTGAGCGTGACGCTAGAGGCGGAACTAGATATACAGAAATTATAAAAAGTCACTTCGGTGTAACAAGTAGTGATGCAAGGCTCCAAAGACCAGAATATCTGGGCGGTGGAAGGTCACATGTAAATATGACACCTGTTGCACAAACAAGCGAAAGCGGAACAACACCACAAGCTAACTTATCTGCTATTGGTACATTTTCAATTAATTCAAACGGCTTCACAAAATCATTTGAAGAACACGAAATTGTAATCGGGTTAGTATCTGTAAAAGCAGATTTAACTTATCAAAGCGGACTACAAAAAATGTGGTCAAGACAAACAAGGTATGATTTCTTTTGGCCTGAGTTTGCAAACTTAGGTGAACAAGCAGTATTAAACAAAGAAATCTTTGCACAAGGGACATCAGATGATGACAACGCCTTCGGATACCAAGAAAGATATGCCGAATATAGGTACAAACCATCCCAAATCACCGGACTTTATAGAAGTAATGCTACTGCTTCTCTTGATGTATGGCATGTTGCACAGGACTTTGCATCACTTCCATCATTAAATGCAGACTTCATTAAAGAAGATCCGGCAATCGATAGAATTGTTGCAGTTCCAAGTGAACCAGAATTCTTATTAGATTGTTTATTTGATTATAAATGTACAAGACCAATACCAACATTTTCAACACCGGGCTTAACTAGCCTATAGGAGATCAAATGATCGGAGAAGGAACAGCAATGCTAGCATCAGCCGGAATCGGCGCAGGAGCCTCTTTAATAGGAGGCTCTATGATGCAACAAGGTCAGCTAGCATCAAATAAAATGCAATACAAACAAGCTTACAAAAACAGAAAATTTCAAGAAAGGATGTCTTCATCCGCACACCAAAGAGAAGTCGCAGACTTACGAAAAGCAGGATTAAACCCTATGCTCTCTGCTATGGGAAGCGGAGCTTCTACACCCGGAGGTGCTATGGCTCAAAGCCAAGCCCTTACCGGAGAAGGTGAAGGAATAGGACAAGCAGGAGAGCAATTACTCTCATCAGCGTTACAAACAAAAACTCTTAGACAAGACTTAAAAAATCTTAAGGCACAAGAACAACAAACAAAAATTCAAACTCAACAGTCAAAAGCCTTAAAAGAAAAAACTAAAGTCGAAACAGAGTTACTTAAAAAAGATGTGCCTAGAGCACAAATACAAAATGATCTCATGAATGATGTAAAATCAGTCTATGAATCTACAAAATCAAACGCTAAAGAACTAGGTTCTTATATGAGAAATTCACCAGTTGGAAAATTCTTTTTCAAAAAGTCAACACCAAATAAAATAAAACCAAAAACTAATTACAACCTCTACAAAGGAAGAACCAAATGACAACAAAAATCGTTAAAAGAAGAGAGGTCATCATGAGACCTAACGGAACTAAAAGAATTAAATTAACACTTGATTCCAAACAAATTACAGATCAATCTGACCTAAAAGCGTCAGATATAAACAACATTATGAGACAATACGCTAAAACAGGCGTTTTACCGAACCTTAAAGATAGGGTAGCCCAATACATAGACAACACCCAAATACCTTCTTATATGGAAGCCTTGGAGCAAATACAAGGCGCTAAGGAAATGTTCTTAGAATTACCTTCAAACCTTCGTAAAATGATGGATAATAACCCAAATAATTTAGAAAAATTCATCAAAGACCCAGAAAACGAAGATATATGTTTAAAATATGGTATTCTAGAGAAAGAAAAACCACCTGTAATAGAACAGGTTGCTACAGTTCCGAAGGAAGTGAGTAACCCACCAAGCCAAGAAGGCGCGGTAGAATAGGCGCAGGAAGCGCCATAAATGGGCATATACTTACTTGATATATTATGCCCACTGACACCATTGCTTACAATGTGTCTAAACCAACAAAAGGAGCAACATGAAACGTAAAAAATTAACAAAAAAAGCATCGCGTAAACAATTTAAAAAAGGTACAAAAATCAATGCTAAAAACTTCAAAAATTCTCCACTCTCTCGTGGCGGAATCAGGCTCTAAACGTGTGCCTACTACCTTTGAAAGCGTCCCTCAATCCAGATGGGGGGCGCCCCTTACTCGACCCAGAGGGCGATCTCAAACTACCCTGTGGAAAATGCTACGAGTGTATCAGCAGACGTGCTTCGGACTGGGCAACGCGTGCCAAGCATGAAATATCCGAACATACAGAAAACTGTTTCATTACACTCACTTACAACAATGAAAATCTATCATCCGATTTCATTATCAAAAGAGACTTCCAAAACTTTCTCAAAAGACTACGCAAGTCTCAAAACACCAAATTCAGATACATGGTATCTTACGAATATGGTTCAAAGACATTCAGACCTCATATGCATGCTATTCTTTTTGGCTATAGTCCACCGAATCAAGAATATCTAAAAGACGCACCTAGCGGTTATCCCCTATACACCTCTCAAGCCATAGACAAACTATGGGTTAATAAAAAAGGTGAATCAATAGGGTTTCATTCAATAGCTGAGGCTAACGAAGCTACAGCGTATTATATCGCCTCTTATGCATTAAAAGGTCAGGAAAGAACAATTATACATCCGGAAACTGGAGAACAAGTAGATATTAGAGATCAAATGGATGTATCAAAGCGTCCAGCAATAGGACTAAAGTTTCTAATGAAAAATGCCGAACAAATAGTTAACACAAACACTTGCTTACCAAGATACTACGTAAAAAAATTGGAAGAACACTTTCCAGATTTACACGAAGAATATCAAAATAAACAAATGTTAAATTTCGTAAATAGGAGCGATCATGGAAAATTTGCTAAAATTATTACAACTCGGCAAAAAACTGCTTTACATTCTTCCGAATTTAGAGAAGATTATGGAACAGATACTGGATATAATAAAAAAAATAAAGAACAAGATTTTCGACAACAAATCTTAAAACATGAGCGTGATAATTACGCTCTTAAACAAAGGGAAAAACATGCAAAAAATCTTTACACTTAAAGACACAGAAGCCGGAGTAACAAACAAACCTTTTTTCATGACTACTGAGAGAGAGGCAATCGATGGATTAAGAACAGTAGTTAATTCTGAAGAAATGAAAGAATCACCCATCCACAAACATCCAAAAGATTTCGCTCTTTATTATCTTGGAGAATACT